ATGCCGACGTTGCCTCGCAATTGCGTAGTCACAATACTACTATTTCCCAAAACTACAGTGTTACTTGTTGCCACTTTTGCGTTGTAACCTATCGCAATAGAGTTACTTATCTTTGTCGTTTTTGCGATAGATACATCACGAGATGTAAGCCCTCCAATAAGCACCATTTGCTCGTCAATTTCCGACACATTATTACCCCCAGCTCCATAACTTGCCCTGCGTCCAATAACAACATTATAATCCCCTGAAATACCCGTCCATGTATCAGTTCCAATCGCAACATTATATTTTCCTATTGTATTAGAAAACAGAGCGCCCGCACCTATTGCGATGTTCTCAGTACCTGTTGTATTTGATACACCAGAATTTGAACCAACAGCAACATTACCACCTCCCGTAGTAGTAAGCTGCAAAGAATTATAACCAATCGCAGTATTGCTGTTGGCGGTTGTTTTATACAGGGCATTGTAACCCAGTGCCGTATTGTAAGAATTTGTCACATTCAATGAGATAGTGTGTACCCCAATAGCGGTATTGTAATTCCCCGATATGTTTTCAGATAAGGCATAGGCACCGATGGCGGTATTACGTTCACCCACCGTATTGTGTGCAAGGCTAAGTTGCCCTATAGCTATATTTGTATAACCAGTGGTATTCGCTACGAGAGCATTGTAACCAATAGCTATCCCACGGCTACCAGTCATAGTGTTGTTGCCCGCCTCAGGACCAATCAGCACATTATCATAAGCGTCTGTAATATTTACACGCCCTATCACATGCAACTTAACCGTAGGACTCGTCGTCCCTATGCCGACGTTGCCGCTATTCAATATCGTCATCGCTTCTGTGGCTCCATTATTCCCTACTAGGAAGTGCATATCTGCACCTGTGGTGCCTACACCTGTGGTTGTTTGAAGATAGAGGTCAGAGGTGGTGGTAGAGCCACCGATGAGTTTGTTAGAGGTCATTAAGATGTCGCCTGTCATTATACCTCCTGTGAGGTCTAGTTTGGTGTCTAATTCAGTCTGTAAGTCTGTTTGGTCGGAGAGTGTGCCAGTTATAGAGCCCCAAGTGCCACCACCAGTAAAATACTCCAATGCAGTTCCAGCAGCATTCACTCTTATTGATTGAAGTGCAGATCCAATTGGCTCTAATGAGGCAACTATTGCCACTTCTGATTCAGTTAATTCTCTTCCTTTGGTTAAATTTGACATAATAATTTATTCTAAATTTACTGCTAATTTATATTTTCCTTCTAATTGCTTACCATATTTCTTTTTTAATCTTCTTGCAAATATTCTCAATTCAGAAAATCTTCTTTCATAATCCAAATTGTCTCTCTCTAATTTTGCTTCTTGTTCTCTGACAAACTTCAGTCTTGAAGCAAAGTTTTCCTTGAATCCTCCAAGATTTATAACTTCTGTATCAATTTTCTTTGATAACTCTGAAATGGAAATATTTAATTTATCTATAATTGCATTCAACTCAAGTATAGTTTCATTCTTGTCTTTTATCTTGTCTGAAAGCAATGAGAGAGTCTTTTCTTTCTCATTTATTGCTTCTTTTAAATCATTTTTCATTTCAGAAATATCACTATCAAGATCCACAATAATCTTTTGTTTTGCTGATATATCTTTATCTAACTCCTTTGTCTTTTCTCTTTTCTCATCAATTTTTGCATCAATTTCTTCAATCTTTTTTGAATGAGCATCTTCAAACTTCTTCATCTCTGATTTCCTTTTTGTCAGTGCATTTTGAATAGAGTCAGACTCTGTCTGAATCTTTTCTTTTTTTGCTTGCTCTGCTACAATTTCATCCTTGACAATCTTCAATTCTAATAGCAAGTCTCCTTTCAATTTTGTTGATGGAACTGCTTTATTCATATTTATTTTTATGTATAATTTTAATCATCATTCACCTACGACTCTTGCCAACACATAGCCAGTGACTTTTGTGGCAGCACTAAGATTGATAATAAATGCTGTGGCTTCTTTACATTCAAGTGTATTCTTCATAATATCATCTACAAATGCTTGGTTATCATCAAATGCAAATTCAAATTGCTCCATGGGAGTAGCATTAGCAGAAGATCCTGCTCCAGCCAATTTAAATTTAACAGTGTTAGCTCCACCAGTAGGCATTATTACCAACTTATCAATTTCTATGTGTCCTTTACTTGGAGCATCAATAATTGTATTGTCTCCAGAAGTAGAAGTATTTATCTCAGCTTGTATTTTTCTATCTGTATTCATAATTATTTTTATTAATCTTATAATTTTAGTTCTCTATCCTTGCTCTCCATTTTATTTGAAGAGCAAAGTAGAGAACCAAGCAAACTTATGCTATTGTTCCAACAGGGAAGTATCTTGTTAATCCTCCAGGTATCTTAACCATCACAAAGTGAGTAGTGGTCAAGCTTTTAGCTGCAACTGCCTCAATGGCATTTCCAGTTCCTATAGTAGTAACAAATTCAATGAATGGAACATCAAGATCGTCTTGCTGAAGAGCAAGAACTTCAATAGCTCCAGTAGTTGAATCCTGAACAATTGTAGCAGCAGCACGAGTAGCAGCAGCAACATTGGAGTTTACAAGCAAAGGAGCAGCATCAGCAGTTCCATTGTTAATAAACATCACAACAGGATTGTTTGTAGCAGTTCCTGTGAAGGTTGCTTCAACAACTGCTGAAGTGTTAGCAGCAGGAGTTCCTGAGCCAGAAAATCTAGCTACAGCACCACCTGAAGCAATAGCTCCAGAACCAATTACTTCAAGCACACCCTTGTTATCTGCAATAACTCCAGTTCCTGTGATTAACACAGAAGACACAGAAGTAGAAGCAGATGTAACAGCAATTGCAGATCCTCCAGTGGCACTATGTGTCACTTTCACACCCGTTCCTGTTCCAAGAGAATCCATAACCACTTCCAATCCATTGGCAGTGTCTGTTACAGTTCCTGAGGTATTTGTTACAGCATTTTCAATATACAATACTGAACCAGTTGAAGACATAGAGCCAGCACCATTTATGATGCTTGTTCTTACTATTGACATTAAGTCAAAGTCATCAGCCACAGCTCCAGTAGTTGTAGTTCTACTTGAAGTTACAGAAAGCACAGCACCTATTTTATTCACAGTGCTTGTGATTGCTGTGGATGTCAAGTCAAATGATGCTATTGTTCCAGAAGTAATAGCAGAATCAGCACCTGTATTTTGAACATACAGAGTTGAACCTGTTGTCTGGGTAGCATCAGTTGCCAAGTGAACACCTTTACCAGTAGTCAATTCTGCAAAGACTCCATAAACTCCAGTTCCAGTTGTTAGACCAGATGGAGTTATAGTCATCCAAGAAGAAGTTGTGTTACCAGTGAATACTCCAGATCCTGCAAGAACAACAGCACTAGCAGAAGTTGCAGTGTTATTTGTTACAGTCAAAGAAGCAGCATTGTCAGCATCTGTAATAGACAAAGAACCATCTGCAAGAGTCATATCTCCTACAGTCATATCTAAATGACCAGATGTCAATAATATATCTCCAGCAGTAATTGTCAATGCATCAGTTCCTGCAGCTGTGCCAGTTATGTTTATTTCACCATCTTCTCCTACAGAGAATACAGCAGCACCAGCTGTTGCATCCCATGCTCTAATATACCAACCACCATTCAGAGTTCCCTCTGTAAGTTGAAGATTCAAAAGAGCACCAGTAGTCAAAGATGTAGATTCAATCTGAACAACACCAGCAGAAGCAGAAGCACCAATTGTGGTTGCTGTATTGTTGATTATTGTTACAGTCTCTGCATTGTCAGCATCTGTGATGGACAATGAAGAGTCAGACAATACAACATCTCCTGCAGTTAGTGTGATTATTGTAGAACCACCAGCACCTGTCATTGTAAGAGTGACAGCAGAAGCAACAGTGATGTTGCCTGCAAAATCAACCACTCCCGTTACAGCTAGTTTTGAGCCATCCCATTGGATAGTAGCATCAGAACCAGTTCCAAGAGTAATCACTTCACTATCAAGCATTGTTAAGCCAGTAGCTGTAATTACTCCAGCTTTTGTAATTTGCCATGTAGATCCAGATCCAAGAACATCAAGTCCAGATCCAGACTGAGAGAATGTTAACAAAGCACCAGCTGAATCTCCATCACCAGTCAAAGCAAGGACAGCTGTGTCTTCATTAACACCATTCAAGGTGACAGCACCTTGGTTGACAGTGATTGTTCTTCCACCATCATAAGCTCCATCCAAAGATCCAACAGAACCACCACCAGCACCAAGTGCAACAGCAGAAGATCCATTGTCAAAGTATAGAACTCCTCCACTCATATACAGGATATATTCTCCTGTAGCAGAAGTTGGAGCAGAAGCCACATCATCAAATCTCAAAATACCATCTTTGATATTTATCTTTTTGAAGTCTGTGTATTGTAAACCATTTTTATAACTCATAATTTTTATTAGCTTTGGAGTAGAGTCCTTGATAGAAAACTATTGGTGCTCTACTCCACAACTATTTTTGAATTGCTAATAATCTAATGCTTAAGCAGCATTAGTATTTTTCGACCCAGCCATACAACGAGCATCATTGAATCCGATGTCAAACATCATTGTGGTCTTGTATTGGATTTCTCCAGTCTTGAACACGACATTTGGTCCTTCTAATTCAATTGCTTGAGACTCTTTGTATTGGAGACCATATTCATCTCCTTTCATCATGGTATCAACTCCCCACCAGTATGCAGTGTTTGTTTGAATCCATGGAACAGGAATAATCTCAAAGTCATCAACAGCAGCAGAATCATTATCTGCAGATCCTGGTAGAGTTCCTCTTCCTGGATTAGCTATTGTCTTTTTGATTTCCTTCATTCTGAAGTGAACAGAAGTCTTGCTACGAGTAATAAGTGTGTCAAAGTTGACATCCATCAAATTACCTTTTGGATCTCTAATTAATGAACCTGTGCGAGCAAGAGCTTTCAAGGCATCATAATCAAAGTCCATATTAACAGTAGTTCCATCTGTAATACGATTGTTCCAGTTGGTTCCACCGTCCTCACGAGTGTGAGCATTAGAAACAAGAGCTACTCCATCACCACCAGAGATGGTTGCTGAGTAATTTCCTGCTTCATCATTTACTGTGTAAGAAGTAGAATAAGAATTGTCCAGACGATCTGCACAAAGCACTTCACGCTTTCTTTCACAAGTAGCTATCAAAGATTTAACAACACGTGTTAAGTCTCTCTTTTTAATTCCAAACTTCCACATCTTTTTAGTGATTGGAAGCATTTTACCAAACTCAACCTGAGTATAAGTCTGGTCATATCCCTGAACTGGAACTTCAGAAGTAACAACTGCATTTTCAGTTATTCTTGCTGCTTCACCTAGACCAGAAAGTGAAGAATCTTTCAAATACAAATCTGTCACACCTGTGACAACATTGAAGTATTTGTCGTAGACTGATTTCTTCTCAAGTTTGCTTTCCTTAAGATAGATGTCCTGAATAGCAACATCTGTCAAATCTACTGCTTGTCCTAATGTAAGTGGTGCACTCATAAATTTAATTCAAATGTTAACTATTAAGCAGCATCTGGATCTACTCCATTGCCTACTAACACACGACCCAGTATTCTGACATCAGTTGCTGCTCCTATTGGTGCAGACTGAACAAATGCCACAGCTTGACCTGTAACATCAGACCCAGAATTGTTTACTGTATTTTTGTCTGTTAATGCCATTCTATCTCCATTGTGAGCTGTAGAACTAGAGTTTGCAGATTCCACTTCAACTTCTTCTGAACCATCCAACTCAAATGCCAATACTTCTGAATCAGAAGATGTAGCAGCTTCAAGACATATTGCCTTGCGAGTAAAGAAGTTAGTAGATGAAGTGCAAGCAGCCCAAGTGGTGCTTCCTGCAGTCAATTCTATTAAGTCTCCAACAGAAAGAGTCTGGGAAGATAATGGAAGCATTTTAGCTCCTTTATCACTGAAATCTTGTTTCAATTTAAATCCAGCACTCATAATATTTTTTTAAGTTATTTTCCTTGTAATTCTTGTATTTCCTTGTCTGTCCAGCCACCACTTTTCAAAGCAGCAACTTGTTCTGCAGAAAATGATTTTGATTGTTTAGAGTTATCAGAATCTTTTCCAGAACCAGACCCACCAGAATTTCCACCACCCAAGGATGCATTCTTAAGACGGATTGATTTCTTTTTATCCTCTTCTGAATTATCTTTTTTTATTGTTTGCTCTTTTGACTTGAATTTGCTTGGATATTTCCTAGCAACTTCTGCATGAGCTTTCTCAAAGAGTTTTGGTATCAACCTAGGATCTTTGGGAGCAGCAAACAAAGATAGTTCTTCCTGAAGAGCATTATATAAAGTATCATCCTCATCATTCTCTGGAAGATATTCTTTATGGTTTGCATAAAAAGTTTCTTCAGCAGTCTGATGCTTCTCTTTGTAAGACATCTGATTCAGCTCTGACTTTGGGACAAGTCCCTTGGCACGAGTGAATCTATCCAACACCTTCAAAGTTTCAGGATCTATATCAGAAAGGTCATCTTGTTCAGTATCTTCTGTATCAGGAAATTTAGAATCTATAAGTTTAGTGATTTCTACTTTACCTCTTCGCTGACCACGCTTTTGGTAAAGTCTTTTTCTTGCTTCAGCAATTTTGAAGTCAATATCAGAGTTGTTTTTGTCTAGATCCTTTTCAGTATCTAGCAAAGCATTGAGAACTTTTTCCTTGTCCTCAGTCTTGGTTTCATCTCCTTTATCATCCTCATCTTCACTGTCACCAGCATCATCATCTTCACTAGTAGATTCTTTTGCAAGATCTTCATCAGATTTATCATCCTGGTTTTTGCTGTCGTCAGAATCAGCAGAGTTTTCCTTCTCATCCTCTTCTTCAGAGGTTTTTTCATCTGACTCTTCAATGTCTTTGGCTTCTTGCTCACCATCATTATTGAAGTCATTTCCTAACTTCATCTTGTTCATAATTTGATAGCCAGTTTCAGTCATTCCTAGATGGAATGCATTTCTCTCTTGGCGAGGAGAGATGAACCAAGTCTAAAGTCAAGGAGCAGACTCTATACACAATTGTGTAGAGAGCAAAGGTTTATATCTCTGTTTATGCAGAGAGTCTACTCCTCAACCAAACTTATTTCAAATTGTTAAAAAATCTCTAATAATAATTATCCCTCTTTCTAAAGCAGAAGTCAAGTGCTTAGACAGTGAATTTCTCGTAGGTTTCAACCATTATCTTTTTATCAGTGTAATAGACCTTTGCATACTTCTCAAAAATAGCAAGAGCCATCTTGTATTTATCCTCTTCCACCTCTATTTCAACAGCTTCTTTTCCAAGTCCATCATAGAGAACTTTATACTCTGGAGTAACACTTTCTTCAATCTCTTTTGTGGCATCTATCATCATTTCCTCCATAAATTCCTTTACCTTCTCCTTGTAATCATCAGAAAGTTTGCCATCAGAACCTTGTTTCTTTGCCAAGTCTCTCCTGAAAGCAGTGATTTTCTTGTTTGCATTATCAACAAACACCTTTCTTTGCTTATTTAGCTCTTCAAACTTGTCAGAATAGTCTTTTATCACAGCCACCATAGCATTCACAACCTTCTGAACACCAATAATTTCCTTGAAATCAACTTCTTCTGCTTTCTCTCTCAAAGAAGTAGCAAGAACTGCTGACAAATCATATGCTTCTCTTTTTGTTAATTTAATTTTCTTCATAATTACTATACTGAATTAATGAAAGGTGAGGCAACACCTTCTTGATTATAAAATTTAGCTAAGTTTTGCCTAACTAGCTTTGTCCATTCACGAACACCATTCTCTCCTAATGCTCTAGCTATCATTCTAGATCTTACATCTTTTATTCCCTTTGTTCTATCATCTTTTGAAATGGAGCTATATTTATCAGGAACAATGATTTCAAACAGAAAGTCTGTTCTGTCTTCAAAGTCTTGAACATTAATTCCAAAATCAGGTGAAAGAACTTCATCCACAATCTTGCGGAACTTTGGTGGAATAAATTTAGTAGGATAAGTTTCATCTTCAATAGCAGGAACAAAATTTGCTTTCTTCTCTACAACACTTTCTGAAGAAGCACTTCCTTGCTTTGGAGATGTTTGTAATTCAACCAACTTAACCAATGCACCAGAAACACTATTAAGACCAAAAATCATTGCATCCATTTTCTCTTCAAGACTTCCACTGTTTTCTTTTTTTGGTTTAGGATCTTCTACAACAATCTTATCCTTTGTTGTGGTTCCTGTATGTTTCCTCATATGCACTGCCAAATTCTTGAATTCCTTTCCACACTCTGAACACTTTTGTAATTCACTCATATTTGTTTTAACTATTTGTTATCTTTTAATAATCTTTGCATCCTGTCCATCGACCCTTTACCAACAATGACTTGGTTATTTGAAGGATTCAAAGTAAATTCCAATGGGACATGTATCTGCTCTCCCTTCTTAACATCTCGTGTTGTTGTAACTCCAATCATTTTGTAAAATTTCTTAACAATAGTTTTCTTGATGAATGGTGTCACTATCTTCTCTTGCTCTTCAGCATCACCAAGCATAAATAATATTCCCCATAAGTGTTCTCTAGACACAACCACTTCTGTATCTCCAATCATGATTTTAACAAATCCATTTTTCCTTGCATGAGAATTCCAATTCACTTCAAAGACAACATCATTATCCTCTCCAGATAAATCAGCCATGGCAAATTTCCTTCTCTCTTGAATTCTTTTGTGTCCTAAGTATTCTTGTTTGTATATGTCATCTTTATGCTCCATGTGATAGTTGTTCTAATTGTTCCAAAAATAATGTTAGTGCTTTCTTTCTCTCTTCTCTTCCAATGAATTGTTTTGCTGTCAAGAATGCAGTTGGTTGATTTGGACTCTCAGAACTATTCCAATTCATTAGCATTGTGCTTGCAATTCTTCCCATTATTTCTATGGCATCAGAGTTTATAACTTTCTGCAATGTTATTAGTTCTTTTTTATTTAATTGTAGTGATTGTGTCATAATTATTTTTGTCCCATGCTCTTTATAGAGTTAGAAAGATTATTGATAACTTTATTTGTTCCTCCAACAGTATTCACTGGTGGTTTCTTATTTGGCATGCCAACTGTTTCACTGCTTCCTTCTGCTACTGCTGGATCTACAAATAAATCTGTTCCTGGTGCTTCTTCTGGAACTAGAGGATTGAGCCATGACTCTGGTAGCCAATCTTCTGGCTCTTTGTCATATGCTTTGAGTATTTCTCTTGCTAGTTTCTCTGCAATGTCTGGTGGTGCTTGAAACAATGGATAAACAAGATTGGCAAGTTCTGTAGTGGTTGTCCTCTCAAGTATTTCAGAATTTGCAATTATTGATTGTCCTTTTATCTTAATAATCCCTTCCCATGGAAAATCATCAGGAGTAAGATTGAAGAATTGTTTCTCTTCTACTTCTTTGAATCCTCCTTCTTCAATTCTTTCTATTGGTAGATTTACTTCTTTGTATTCTTTAGTATAGTCTTCTCCTTCTGCTAGGTTTTCTCCATCTTCTCTTTCATACATATCAAGCATGAATGGCTCAATGTATTTATCATCTGCAAGAAGTTTTATTTTAGCAACAGAATAAAAATCTTCAATTATGCCACAAGAAATATATCCATCTTGCTCAAGAGCATCAGAGATATTTTCCAATGGAGTTTTCATTCTCTTCAATGCACTCTCACGAGCTTGTGATACTTCAAATGCAGTGGATCCTGTGATTGCTCCTTCTAATGATTTGTCTATTCCTGAAGCAGCATCAATTCTTCCCATAAGATAATCTTGAGCATCCCATGCATCTTTTCCTGGTCCTGGAATATCATTCCACTTTATATTCTTAGCATCCGTCACTTGTCTTCCTGCTCCTGGACGAGTTTTCATAACTCCATCATTCTCAAGCATGTCAGTTCCAGAATAGAAGAACTCTTTATATATTGAAAGCAGCACTTGGTCAATTGTCATATTTCTAACCTTGTGATATATTCTATGGTCATTCCTCATTGCTTCATAAACACCAATACCATAAATAGAAGTATCATTCCTCATTGTCCATGGAGCTGAGTATACTGATAGTCTTTTATTCTTTGGAGAATTTGGCAATGGCTCTGCAACAAGAACTTTTCCATCATCTGTCTTTATGAATAGAAGATCCATGTCTAAGTTCTCCCAGAACCAAACTCTTTCCTGCAACTTTGCAACATTACCTTCTGCTTCTCCAAGTTCTGAGTCTTTAAGATCTCTGCTCTCTGAATCAAATATTCTTTCTGTAGGTTTTATGTAATCAAATACTTTCAAATGTCCAAATTGTCTCTTGAATTCTAACCAATCATAATCTTTGTAGTAAATAACATCATTGCAAGAAAATGGATTTCCTATCTTTGCTTTGTCATCAAACCAAACTTGCCAAGGACTCAAACTCTCTCTAAACACATCATGGAAATAAGTATACTTGGAACTTTCATATTTGTTATTCTTTGGATTTGCTGGATCGTAATACAGAACATCTCTAACATCTCTGGATATTGTCAATGGATAAGTTCTTCCAACTCCAATACCATACTTAGCACAATTGAACACAAATGGCTTGAGCATTACTTTCTTAGACATAGCAGTGTCCCAAGTGTCTTCATACAAATACTTCATCAGCATTGTATTGTTAACAAACTTCTTTCCCTTTGGAGTCAACACAGCAGTTGGATTTCTGTCTATGATTATTCCTAATGCTGTCTGGATCTTTATGTATGGAGTTGGTGGCACTGAATCTTCTTGCCAATCATCTTCTGAGCCAAGTTGAACAGATTTGCTTCTCCATCCTAATTCATCATCGCTCACCAATGTCTTTTTATTTACAGTTTCTTTTGATGTGTGAGGAACATATGCTTCATCTGCTGCTTTCCAAATCTTTTCAATACCTGTGTTCTTTCTTACAGTCTGCAAGTATTGCTTTCTTTCTTCAAACATATCATCTGCTGCTTTTTCCTCTGAAGTCTTTCTGTATTGCTCTCCAGACTTCTTTCTCTCTTCTATATCCTTTTTTATATCTAATACTTTTGGCATAATATTTATTCAGTTAGAACATCTATAATACTTTTTTCTTTGACAAAGAAATAAGTTTTTAACTCAGTGTCTCCATTGAGTTTCATATTAAAATCAATTGGCAATACTTTATGGAAAAGAACTTCTGCTCCTTCTGGATATTCTGGATTGTTACTTTGAACAATCAGTCCTTGTGATACTTGCTCATCATCAAGCGTGCTCTTAGGAACATAGAAGCCACTAGCATTAATAGCATCCTCTTCAGATCTTTCAACTTCTTTCACTAACATATAACCATTTTTCAAATTATGTTTCTTCATTTTACTTTTTCTGTTATGTATAATATTTGTGGCTCTGACATATATTTCTTGCTGACCTCAAACAAGTCCATGTCTTTGCCATCTATAATAGTTTTCATTAACCAATTTAAATCTAGCTCTGGTTGCTTCACAACTTCTTGTCTTGGTATCATTTCTTTCATGATGTCTTTCTTTATGTTATCAATATTTATTTCAATACTTGATACAAGAGTAAATTCCCATCCCAAATCTCCATGCTCTTTGATTGCCATTGCTTTGGCATTTGCTAATGCTAATTCAAATGTATTTGCTACAGTTGTAACTAAATAAACTTTGCTTGGAATTTTTAATAGAATGGAAAATATTTTCATATAATAATTTTACCTCTTGGCTAATAATAAGTCAACAATTATGACTGTCTAAATCTGTCCAATCTAAGAACATCATCATGGATAAGTCCTTTCTTCTTCTTGAATTCAATCATTCTCTTCTCTGTGTGAGTTTTTGGTGGTTTTGTCTTCCTAGCTCTTAATGTCTGTAGGAAATATCTATCAATATCAGCAGCATGGTCTTCTCCATCACTGTCTAAGTCCTCAGGATTGCCAACTCTCTCATTATAAACAAGACTAGGAATAGTCCTGATAGAATCAAAACAAGTCTTGAAATACTTCATTTTTGGTGGTGTAAAGCTATCATGATACAAATACTGGTGCATAATTTGCCATCCCATAACTCTTGAATTTGGTCCTTTTGTGCAAGGAATAAGAGCAGGAATGTTAGTTCCAGACTTGCCTACCCCATTCTTCATAAATATCTCTGCAATGGTCTCTCCTGAGCCAGTAGCTGTGAATATAGCAGAATCAGCCACAACATACTCCAAGAAGTCTCCTGCTTCATTGTTCACTTTCACTATTTCCTTTGCAATCTGGTCTGCTTCAAGTCTTGAAGATCTATCCTCTCTATTGACATATATCTCTCTATACTTATAAACATTGCCATCAAAGTCCAAAGCATACCAACCAAATGTAGCAGGCTTTGCTCTACCATGGTCATATGCTCCAAACTTCCTCCAAGTAAATGGAATGGTGAATGGATCTACTATGTGTTTCTCTTCATTCCACTCTGAAAAGAATTGACCTTCAAACAAATTCCAATCTCCCATCAAGAATGCCTTTCTCTTTTCTTCTGGCAATCCTTCAAGTTGGTCAAAGTAAGAAGCATCCAAGTTAGTTCTGTTATCATGTGCTGTAGCTCTGATGTAAGTAAATTGTTCTGACTCCTTTTCATTTGGCTCAAACTCTTTATCCATCCATATCTTCTTTACCCATGCATGTCCTACAGATCCTGGATTTGTTCCTGCTATAAACTTAGTCTCTGGTATTCCTGTCCATCTCATACGAGTTCTTAACATATCAAATACAAACTTTTGGTTCTTGGTCAACTCATCCACTGCAATAGCAGCAAACTCTGAAGAAGCATATTTGGATGCATCATCAAGGTTTCTGAATGCTATCACTCCTCCTCCCCATTTCTCTCTAAGAGTAAATTCATTATCACCTTTGTTAAGAGTTCCAAGCCAAGATGGAAATTCAAAATTGATTTTACTGATGTGTCTATCTTTGAGTGCAGGATAGTCTTCACA